GTAGAAAAGTCATTCATCTGAAACACTGTATCAATAGCTATTTCCTCAGCTATTTCTATTGATGGCTTGTACTTAAGATTCATGTAAAGAGATAGCTCTTCATCGTTCTCAGGTAGCTCATCTGGATCAACATTAAATGCGTTGATACCTAACTGATCTTTAGCCTTCAATAGTAAATCCTTAGATACCATGTCAGCCTCAACCATGTCTTGAAATAAGTTCTTCTTCTCAGCCGACATTATGTCTTGGGCCTGTGCCTTTACAGCATAAAGTCTGTCAGACATACCGTTAACAACTATGTCAACGAATTTAGGTATGATTGGAACAATGTCCCAATTTAAATTAAGATACGATAGATCACCATCTACAGAAATCTCATTCTTATATTTTTGAATAGGTTGCTCTCCACGAGCATAAAGTCTAAGTTTATGAAACTGCCCAAACTGATCGTAGTATCTACAAGATCCTCCTTTTCGACGAAACCACTCGTTTTCTATAGCCTTCCCGACTCTTAGTCCGTATTCCATTGTTGCCTTCTCTTGGTCAGAAGCTAACTGATTTGGAAATGGAGTACTGCTTATAATTATCTCTGGGATCTTCATTCTTTTATAATACTGCTATTATTTTGCGAGTTGTCGTATCTCGCAAATTTAATCATTATTTTCGACTTTTTGGTCTCTGTCTTGAATAGATGCTTACGTGTAGCCATTATTGCAAGACCAGAACTAATGGATGCATCAAACTTTGTTCTATTGTTTATATCGTATCTAGCCCAATCCTCAAGTGTTCTAGTGAAATACATATTTCCAATTAGGTCTGAATCTCTGTACGTCTCTTCTGTATCAAACCCTACGTACTGTTCTACATAAGACTCTATACATGCGGCATGGGTTTGCTTAATATCTTCAGAAGTATTCGGTATACCACCAATTTCAATCTCAGTCTTACTTAATTGAGCAACATTCTTGTCAGGTCTATTCATAGAAAATCCTCTATAGCCTCTATTCTTAAAGTGGTACAGCATCCTTGCCTTGTTGTTCTCAGCCAACACAGGCATACCATAAAATACGCAAGCCATAAGCACTTCCTCAAAGAATATATCTGCCGTCTGCGGCCTTGCTACATACTCTAAGAAAAACATATTTGACGGAACCTCTGGATTTAAAGATGTGCCAGTTAAACCATGTAGTGCACCGTTAGATCCACCACCACCTACAACTCCAGATATGTCATACGGGTCACACCCAAATGCGCCGAACTCCTCATTGCCTGGACATCGCTTGCCGTTTCTCATTACAACATTATTCCTTAAGCCATCTGGTGGAATCCATGATATTAAGAACCTGCCACGTGAGTCAGGAGTCCAAATAACCTCTGTATCCTTCTCTCCATTTCTCCAACTAAAAGAACCTCTAGTAAGTACCCTGTCTCTTATAAGCGAGTCGTTATAATCTATCTGTTGGTATATCTTTGTGAGATTGAATAATGACTGCTTAGACTCATCTCTAAATGCATGAGACTCAGTTCTAGGATACTGCCTGTAGAATTCATTGAGTGCATCAGCATCATGCTTCAGTGCCTCAACCTCATTCTCCCAATATGTGACAGCACCTACCTTAATGTCTCTACCATCTATACCCATTATTGGAGTCTTTGGATTATCTATAACAGCAAAGCCGTATTCATCAATAAATCCCTCCATATTGTATTCCATCGGAATAAACAGAGAGTATAATCCACTTTTTGTCTGACCGTTAGCATTACGCTTATTAGGATCTGAATCATAATATAAATCTTTGAAGTTTTGTCCACCCTTAGCTAGTGCGTTAACAGTTGAACCCATCATGCACTTCCCGACTATCCTACTACCCAACCGAAGACAAGTCTTAGTTACACGCCAATTGTTTAATATGTTGTTTGGTACAAGCCATTTACCAGATTCATCATGAACTAGGTTTAGTAGCTTCTGACCATCATAAGAGTTGTCCGCAGTATTAAGCCAGTCAATTGTTGTGTCAAGACCTAATATCTCATCAGTATCAGTCTCAGACATGTTCTTCTTTGTAATCTTCTTTGCAGGAACCCTAAACGATAACTCTGTCTTGGGATTGTCCATACCATCTTGGATTGGCTTAAAGAAGAATGGGTAGTTCCTTACGATAGGAACAACCTTATTGATAAACATCTCCTTAGCATCAGCTCCTGTCTTTGATAGTATCCCTAGCTTCGCATCTTTAGATATAGTACCAATGTTTGCCGTCTCAGATGAAGACATAAATGAAAAACCACTACGCCTGTTCTTTAGGTAGCACATACCAAAACATCTGTCGTCAGCTTTGCATGCCTCCCAAAATATATGAAAGATTCTATTTGATTCACGAAAGTCAGGAAGACCAACGTCAATCTTAGACCACTGCAAGTACATATAATGACTGCCAGTTATGTACGTAGGCTTGCCGTTATTCATGAACCAATGTCCAAACTCCCTACTCTCAAACTCTTGCTGTATGTAATCTACCCATTTTACCTTGAACTCATTTGACTTTGAGTTCCATTCAAATATTGTCTTTATTCTAGCAAGTTCTTGTGGATATTCTTTTGGCTCCCATTTGTTGTTACCTTTCGGTAAGTTACCTTTTGGTAAGTTTGGAAGACCTATCTTTAGTCCATTAATCTCATATATATCACCAAGACTTCCGTCCTTAGATATAACAACCATGTCGTACTTCTCATTGTAGCCATAATCCCAACTCTTAGTTCTTTTTACAGAGTTAGCTATGTAGTCTGGAAGGACGCTATATAGACTCATTTCTTTTTCTCTTTAGCCATTGACTCAACAAAGCTAGTTGGTATCTCTGCTGCCTTTGCTTGTACTGCTGACATGTCTTGAGCATTACTTAACTGTTCAACTCTCTCAAGCATATACAGTGCATCATCAAATGCAAGCCTCTTTGCAGCAGCTGCATTCTTCATCTTGTCGGCTGACAGTGCATCCTCTGGGTTTGAAATAATTGGATCACGAAGAACACCTATGAGTTCATCTATCCCAACCATTGCAGCTTTTAGGATTTCTTCTCTCTTATTAGACATATATTTTGTGTTCTCATTCTGTACAACAATCTATCATCTATTCTGAACTCATATTCAGTCTCAGGACTGAAAACTACTTGGTCGCCTTCTTGGACGTTTTCTTGGTCGTCATTCTTATAAACCATCGTACCAAACAGTGCTTCGTTTATCTCTCCAGACAGTATATCTTTACCCTCTGACTTTATTGGCTCAACAAAACAGTATGGCGATGGTGCTTTCCAATCTCCATTGATTTTCTTATATAAGAACAATTCCTCAGATGTGACTAAGAATGTATTGTCCTTCAGGAAAGACCAAGAGCTTTTCTCCATTCCTTTCATGTCGTAATACAATCTAAATACGTTATGATGAACTATAACTATATCTCCTGCCTCTATTGGACCGTTATAGTATAGAGGAGTAGACATAACAACACCTTGCCTGTTAGTAGTAGTATGATCTTCTTTGGATGTAGATGTTATCAATTCTACTCCGTCAATTTCTTTGGTGTTGCTATATCTTTTTCCCCCAACTGGCTGTACGATAAAGCAATATGGTGATTGCATTAGAAGTCTATTTTATATTCAATAGTGATTGGAACATTGGCATTCAATGATTTCCATTTTACGATTTCATCTTCCTTCTTGATATATATTACAATATCAAGACCTTCATATCGTATTGTATCTATAGAGTAAGACTTGTCAAGTACCTGCTGCCCAACGACATAATGCATAGCCTTCAGGAGATCTAAACCTATAGATATCTTGCGAATCATTTAAAAAGCCCTGATTGTGAATCAATAGTAACTTCACCATATTTAGATACAAGTTCTTCTTGCAGCTTATGCAATGAATTTTCAGTTGCATCTAATATGTCTAAACTTCTTTTTTGAAATAATGAAGCGTCAGCTACTCTACCTTTGGCATTTAAGTATGCTTCATTAAGACCCTTAAGTCTTTCAAACTCCTCTTCAGTGAGTCCTTTTTCTTTTGCCATTTTGATTTGATTTAATTAATAGTGTCGCAAATATAGTAGATTTTTGTGACAAAAACTAGTATACTCTAATTTCTATATATTGGTCTTGTCCAAGGCCATCTGTCAGTACATCATTCTGATAGACATTAAATGTAACTACATCTGAACTTGTTTTCGTGAATGCAATCCTTACGTCAGTAGCACTAACCGCAGATAGCCCTGCTATAGTAGTAACATTACCAACAAAACCATTAATCAATGTGGCTGTATAAATACCCGCAGATGATCTAGCCCAAACAAGTGGACCAATAGTGTTAGTACCAACGATAGTAGGAACTGGTGCGTTAGTTCCTGTCTGGGTCATAAAAGCTCTATACACCTTACATCCTGCAAGCTCTGCTACATCTCCAGCTGAAACATTCTTAGTAGCTCCACTGATTCCGTCAGAGGCAAGTATCCTGTCATTTATTCTTACTGACTCTACTGAGTAATTGTTAATTTCTCCCATAGCACAAAGATAATTAAAATTAATTTATTGGAGGGAATGGTGGTGTAGTGACTTCAAAATCTGTAGGATTCCCTAATACTATTTTCAATGATTCATCAAATGTGATGTAATAAAAGATAGGTGTATCCAAATTAGCAGTTTGATATTCTACCCAATTCTGTGTAACGTCATCAGGTGCTACAGGAATGCCGTAGTAAGTATCACAAGCCTCTCTAGCATTAATTGCTTCTTGCTCTGTATTGTATTTATATCCGTTTATCTCCATTAGTAGATTGAATAGAATGTGTTAATGTTTGTGTTTATTGCAGACATATTACT